CTTTTGTTTTATATTCGTCACCAAGAAAACGAATATCAATATGCTGTGTTTTTAATATATTCAATAAGTCATCTTCGGTGTGATAGACTAAAACTTCATCGACGTACTTACATGCTGTGACACAAGCGTATCGTTCGTAAATTGACATAATAGGTTTGTTTTTTGTTTCAGGTCTATCAAAAGTTGGATCCACTTGAATGGCAACAATTAAGTGATCACAATATCGTTTTTCTTCCCGTAACATTGTAACATGACCTGCATGAAACAAATCAAACGTGCTACAATTAAATCCTATTTTCATATTAGTTTTCTATATCATCTTCGTCAATAAATTGTTCTAAACCTTCCGCTTTTTTCTTTTTCTTGTTCTTTTTATTTTCTTCAAAGTTGTAAATGAACTCTGATATATTATCATAGAGTTCAAATTGTTTCATGTTACCATTTTCATCTTCAAACATCTCACCCTCATCTAGTAATCCGAACTGTTGTGTTGCTTTGTACTTTACATAAAGTTGTCTCTTTTCACGCATTATTCTACGTAAAAATGCATAGTAAATTATTTGTGTGAAGTATGCGAATGGATTTTTAGACTTTGCTGGATCAAAATTACGAAAATACATTAAACAGTTTTCTACACCATCAGATATCATTTCATCACGATAGGTATATGAAATGAAGTTTGGCTTTCGTGATAGATGTTCTGCAATCTTTAAAAAACACTCACCAATATAATCTGGTATTTTTGGTTCTGCTTTACTGTTGATTTTGGCATCTTCACAATCCGTTCGATACTTAACAAGCGCAGCAAGAAAGTCTGCGTTATTGACGTAATGATTTGTTGTTGTCATTATACATTACCGTGAACATTATTCTTCAAGTATTGATATCCTTTGATCAATTCTTGTACACCATCATCAATTGTATGATATGGTTTCCAACCAGTTGCTTCTAGTTTTTCATTTGATACAATGTAGTTGCGTTGATCTGGATCTTTCTTGATATCTCCTTCTACGATTGTGAAATTAGGCACATATTTCTTGATGATTTCACAGAGTTCAAGTTTAGAAACATTTGCGGATGAAAGACCTACGTTGTAGATGTTACCTTTCATCTCTTCGAACAAAGTAATTGCATGTAAGAATGCTTCACACACATCACGTACATGAATATAATTACGTTTGAAATGACCTTCAAAGATAACAACATAACCATCATTGACTGCTCGGTATGTCAAGTCGTTGACTAACAAATCTGTACGCATACGTGGTGACATACCAAACACAGTAGCAAGACGATAGCTGATTGCGTTTTCGTGTTCCATCAAACGCTGCTCTACTGCAACTTTGTCAACAGCATACTTTGAGATTGGTCGTAGTGGTGATTCTTCTGTGCAGAAATTGTTTTCATCACCAGTGCCATATGCAGAGTTTGTTGTAGGCATAATGATACGCTGATCTTTTGCTAGACTATTCAACATCCAAAACATTGCATCTTTGTTTGTTGTATCTGCGCCTACGATATCTTTATTACACAACGGTGCACCGACAAGTGCTGCAAGTGGAATAATAATATCAGCTTCATCCATCAATGGACGAATGTGTGCAGGATTACGAATATCACCATTTACAATAGTCAAGTCTCTATTTTCACAAAGATGATTCAGACCAGTTTGTCTGTACATGAAATTATCAAGCACAGTCACTTCACAACCCATTTGCAACAAGTATTCTACCAGAATACATCCAATGTAACCAGCACCACCTGTTACTAATACGTGCCATTGTCTCATAATTATATCCTGTTCAATACGTTTGTGATTTCATCAATTGTCATTTTACTCAATGTTGGATAGTTACCAATGTAAAATGAATAGAAGTGCATGTGTTCAGTGTTCGGATAATTTTTGTGGTGATCTTGTGGCACAATACCTTTTAGATATGGTTGTCGTAACTGATTACCACCACCTGCTGATCCACGACGAAACTCAATTTGTTCATCACGCATCTTACCCATCATTCTTTGTACAAAATCTTCATTTGCATACTCAGGCTGTAATACAATATTGAATGCATAGTTACTACAACCAATCAAACGAAAATCTACTTTGTATTTTTTCTGATTCAGTTTCGACAAAAAGTAAAACAAGTTTTCATTTCTTATTTTAACATTTTCATCCAAATGTTTCAACTGATTTTGACCAAGTATACCACCAATTTCATTGTTACGCATGTTGTATGCTGGATATGCAAAAATAAAATCTGGATTTAATTCTGGATATTTTGCTTTATAATCTTCAGCCATTGTCCAATTACCACATTCACGAACCATGCCATGTGATCGAAGCATACGAACTGTGTGATAAACTTCTTCATCGTTCGTACAGACCATGCCACCTTCAATCGTTGACATATGATGTGCAAAGTAGAAAGAAAAGTTTGACATCCAACCATAGCTACCTAACAATTTATGATTATGAGTAGCACCATGTGACTCACAAACATCTTCAATCAATGGTATTTCACGATGACGCAAAACTTCTAATACTCTATCAGATAAGCAATCAAAACCCTGTGCGTAAGTGATGAATACCGCACGTGTTTTTGGTGTGATTGCATTCAGTATATCAAACTCATTCGTGCCTAATGTATCTAAATCAATGTCAACAAATACAGGCGTGAATCCACATTGAAGAATAGATGCAATGTCAGACACCCATGTAAATGGCGGTACGATAACTTCACCACCTTCTGGATGTTTGATTTTTAACATTGTCATTGACAATAGATTTGCTGATGCTCCTGAATTGACAAAGACAGAATACTTTACGCCAAGCCATTTACTCCATGCTTCTTCAAAAGCACGACACTCTGGTCCGTTCGTAAGTTTAGGATTATCTTTTTTGAGATGTTCTATTACCAAATCTAAATCTTCTCTAGTAATATTGTCTGACATTAAAGGATATTTCATTTCGACTCCATAATTATTTTTGAGCCTCCAAAATCGAATTTGAAAGGCACCCATACATTGATTTCAGGTATTGCTTGTTTTATATTTTCGTGTGCGTCTGGTGGTGCAAGAAACATAAAAAACCCACCGCCACCTGCACCCATCAATTTACCACCATACGCACCAGCATTGATTGTTTTGTTGTATATGTTATCTATGTAATCGTTCGTGACAGTATCAGTAAGTTGACGTTTACGACTCCATTGATACTTCAATAATTCACCTATGTCTTTTATTTTACCATGACTTTCAAAGATATACAACGCTGTATCGGTAATTGTTACAATCTCTTCAAGTAATTTTTTAGATTTACCTTCTTTGATAGCATCAATCTGTTGTTTGGCATGAATGCTAGAAAATCTATCGATGCCAGAAAAACCTAGCATGATGTGACTTTCTAAGTCGAGAACGTAATCATCTTTGATTCTTAAATCACGAACATTGATATCTTCACCAAACAGTTCGATGACACGAATGCCGCCATATGCGGCCATGATTTGATCTTGAACACCAACAGATTCACCAATATAGTTTTGTTCTATATTGATAGCATCTAACGCCAAGCCATAGGGTGTAGGTAATTTATTTTGCGATATCAGTATCGCATGAATCAGTCCAACAGTAAATGAAGAAGATGATCCAATGCCAGAACGAGCAGGTAAATCACCATCATGGCTAACAGAAATTCCATTAGGTATGTCATAGTATTTTAAACACTCCTTTACAGAAGGATGATCTATGTGCGAAATATCTGTTACACTTTCAATTTTAGAATAGATAACCCTATTCGCATATTCAAAATAAGGTGGTAACTTCTTTAAACTTATATAGCAATAGTGAGCCATAGCAGCAGATATGATTTTAGAAGGTCTGTTTTCATACCATGCTGGATAATCTGTACCACCACCAAATAAAGAAAGACGATAAGGAGTTCTAGATATAATCATTTTTCGTTGTAGTAATCACCATATTCAACCAACAGTGTAGCTTTACCATCAGTTCTAAGATATGCGTTGCAGTATGCATCATAGATTTGTTCAGGCTCTTCAAGTCGAATGATATCAGTGTTTGGACACATGAGTTTATATGCATCAGTGTAATCACCAACATGTTGATGCTGTGGATGCAATGGTCTTTCTGATCCGATGCTTGTACGAATGATAATACGTGGTTTGTATTCAGACATCAATGTAATTTTATCTACATGATTCACAAGTTGATTTGTTGCACAGATCAAAAAGTTCCAACGTGGGAAAATGCTAACTGATATGTAACCAGAAAGCGCAAGACCTAGTGTCATACCCATCTGTGTATCTTCAAACACAGGCATCTCAATTAATTTTTCTCTTGGTACATCTTTCAATGTATTCGTCATTGCTGTACCAGCATATTCTACTGCTTGACCTATAAAGACCACACGTGGGTCTTTAGCAAGCATATCCATTGCAGATTTTAATTCATCGAAGTATTTCAAAATTCTACCCTCTTTCCTGCACCTGCGTGTGGATATTTTGTTTCATATTCATAATAGTAAACATACTCATCATCTAAATGTTTGTAGGTCGATTCTTTCATATTCCATGTTTTCATGGTGTCTGTACAAACAGACTTGCCATTATCTTCAACTATGAATGTGATTGGTAATTGATTTGCCATACTATATTTCAAATTTTCCATAAAGATACCAGATTCGGCAGTCATATCTCCAACAAAACAATATACTTTAGAATTGACTCTCTTCAATTTTAATGCCATCGCAACTCCTACCGCAACAGGTATGTTTCCTCCAACAATCGCTGATGAATAAATGTTATATTCTGGATAGCAAAGAGAAATAGATTTGCCCTCTAGAATATCTTTTTCAAGAATATCAGATGGAACGCCTTTCAATAAACATTGATAGTGTGAACGCCATGAACAAAATACCCAATCGGTTTGTTTAATTCTTCTAAAAAATTTAATCATTTCACTTTCGTTGCCATAATATAAATGAACAGGCGCACGAATACGACCATTATTAAAATGATCGGCTATTTTTTCTTCAAACGCTCTCAATTCGTCTTTAGTCACCTAATATTTTCCTTTTCAATTTAATCTTCGACATCTCTTCGATGTTTAGTCTAGATTGTTTACCAAATTTGTCTTCAACAAGATTGAGAAATGGTTTATGTGTAAAGTATTTTTGCCATGCTTCATCACGGAACTTTAATACTTCTGCGCCAGATAAAGTCTTTGTGCGTAAAGGTTTACAATCATACGAAAAAAATGCAAACTCTTCGAACGACTGAGGCAATTCCCATTTATTATCTACAGCTTCTCTATACAGAGGACTACCAGGCAAAGCCATTGCAGCATAAAAATTTGCATGTTCGCAATTTAATTCTAATGCAAGATCAAGAGTTTCTTGCATAGTCTCTTGCGTATCTTCAGGAAATCCAAACATATAATTGCCAAGCACATTAATACCAGCATTTTTTATATCTTGCACAACTTCACGAATGTCAACCTGTTTGAAGCGACCTTTGTCAATTTCCAGACGAACTTGTGGATTACCTGCTTCAATGCCCAATGCAAGCCAATTAACACCTGCTTTTTTAAATAACTCTAGCTGATCTTTACGAACAGAATCAACTCTTGCATAAGCCCAAAAGTTGAACTTCATGCCACGATCAACAAGACCTTGCAAGATAGGCACATAATATTTTTTATTCAAAAAAAACATTTCATCAGTTAATCGAACTGTGCATACACCTTTTTCCCAAAGATACTCAAATTCTTTGAGCATCAATTCTGGTGACCAGAAACGCATTCCACGTGAGTCTGATGACACTGCGTCTTTATCATAAGATGTTCGATTTACAATATTAATCATACAGAAATTGCAACCGAATGAACATCCTAAAGATGTGGAAATCGCAGCAAATGGTGTTCGACCTTCATCAAGAAAATTTGAGTGCCAATAATGTGCGCGATATTTGTTGAAACCGTTTTGCAATAAATCCCATGCATAACCCGGCATTACACGATCCATATCTTCCGTTTTTACAAGTTCACCTGGTGCACCTATTGTAGCAAAACCATGCTTCTTATACACAAGACCTCGAACTTTGTCGAGATGATCAATGTAGTTTGTTTGTAATAAATCTAATAATCCATATACACCCTCATTGATAAAAACAAAATCTACATAAGATAATCCAATAACTTCATACGGCAATGCAGATGCATGTGATCCAATGAATACTATTTTAATTGATGGTCGTATGAGTTTGAGTTGTTTTGCCAATCTAGATGCACCAATCATCATTGTGGTGCCTGAGTTTGGATTTTGTCCGTAAAGAACAAAGACTGCTATATCTGTGTTTGTACCAGAAATCCGATGTGCTGCATGTTCAATATCAGGTGAAGGATTGGCATCAAAATCTAAAATGCAAGGATCATAACCTTCTTTACGAACTGCTTGTGCAAGCAGTAACGCCCACGTCGGTGGTTCAATTGCAGAATATTTTTCTGAAAGTTCTTGATACGCTTGTTTTGCACTACTCGGTATAACAAATGTCACCACTTTTGACATAATAAATTGCCTCTTTAATGTAATTTTTTATTCTTCATCTCATGTAATTGTTGCACAACTTCTTCTATGATTTTTTGATCTATGTCCGATTCTTCAGATTCTCCTTGTTCATCATCAAGAAGATTCTCAATCATTTTATCGGACTCTGTCATTTCACTTACGGTTCGTTCAACAAGTCTATCATAGTATCGTATCATCGATTCTTTAGGTTCGACAACAGTTATTATATCAGAAGAATATATCATCGCAGAATTTTCTTTAATCAACTCAACAGGCAGCCAAGGCATCATCAACATGGTAGTTTGTCCTGTAGGCAACCTACGAAATACTATACGCATTGGATCATTAATTTGTATCTGTTCACTATCTTCTTGTTGAAACATAGAAGCCATGATATCTTCACCAGACTGCATTCTTATAAGTTTTACGTTATGCATTCTTGACCTCTATATTGTAAAATTTGTATTTAAATTTTTCGTCATCGTATATTCTAACACGCTCTTGCAGATGTTGCAACGTGTAATTAACATGTTTACCTATACGAAAATCATCTGCTATATCGTATAAAACAGCTTCAGTTTTGTTATCTCCAATTCGTAAGCCTCTACCGATTGATTGTAAATTTCTAACTCTTGATTTAGACGGTGAGGCAAAAACAACATTGTGAAGATTACGTATGTTAATCCCAGTGGAAAAAGTACCATAGGAAGCAACAATGACAGCATCATTTTGTTTTTCGGTAATGGCACGCACTTGTTCACGGACTTCCACATTTGTTCCACCATACACAAAGAAAACATGCCTATTACCAGCTTTCTCTTGAATGAGTTTGTATAGTTGTTTACCATGTTTCTCTACTAAATTAAACAATATAAGTGAGTTGCCTTCTAACGACAACGCAAGATTGCGAATAAATTCATTTCGCGCTTTACTACTAACTATGTAGTCTATTTCGGTTTGATAATCCCACGTGCGTGATTGTTTACATGCTGCTTCAGAATGTTTAAGTACCAAACATTTAATACGAAAGTCGGCTAATTGGTTGTTCTCAATAAGTTTAAATGTAGTTATCGATTGATACAAAGGTCCAAACAAACCCTCTAATACTAATTTGTGTGTTTGTGTGCCATCAATTGTTCCTGTACATCCAATTCGATACTTTGCATTTTTTAAACCAGTCATAATTGTAGTTAATGATTTCGCTTTGAACTGATGTGCTTCATCGCCCAATACAAAATCAAACTGTTCAAAATATTCAGCAGAATTCTTGTAAATAGATTGCCATGTGGTAATTGTCAAAAACTTGTCTGTATGTTTTTCTTTACCAGAATACTGACGATGACAGTTTACATCTGCATCGTAACCATACGATTTAAAATCTGAATACATTTGTTCAACAAGAGAGGTAGTAGGAACAATCAATAAACCTTTTCTGTAATCTTTGTACTGTAGATACCTCAATATCAAGTATTGTATCAGAGATTTACCTGAACCTGTTGGAGATAATAACAACATCCTACGATTTCTTATGGCAAATAAGAAGGACTTGTATTGATATTCCCTTATGCCCTCTGTTATAATGCTTTTGTCCAGATTAAGTTGTTCTAGAAACTCATTAGCTTCTATTGCTGAAAAGCTTTCTGTGTTGTTTACAGACGCATCGATTTCGAGTTTGTAGTTTCTTTCTTCACAAAACTGTTCAATGTAGGGTACTAATCCATGGTAAATTGTATATGTTCTTAAATCCGCAAGTCTTATTTTTCCATCCCAAAGACGATTCTTGTATGCAGGCATGAATTGATAACCAGGAACAAAAAAAGTAAAGTAGTCTGCAAGTTCTTGTGCGATTCCTTTTTCACACTCGAACTTGATAAACGCTTCATTTTGTTTATGTAAAATTAAATCAGACACCTTGTATGAATTTTTCCCAATCAATGAAAGAACGAAGTTCCCATGTTCTATTGTTTAGTTCTTTGATTATTGCATTACAAACTTCAACAATTTCTTCATGCAACAATTTTTTAGCAAGATATTTATTGATATCTTCATCGGCTTCTAGATATGTATTGATTTCAGATTTAAGTGTATATGGAAATGGTTCCCAACCACGAGACTTCAGTTCTTCCTCATCAAGTCTACCTGTGTAATATTCCCATTTCAATTTACGCCATTTGTTATAATTGAATTCAGCTTCTTTTGCCAACAGCCGATGTGTTGAAAGAATATTCAAATATTTTGAATGTAATTTAGGAATATCAATTAATGCTTTACCTGGTTCTGTGCGGTCAATATTCGAATCCGCAGTCCACATTTGTAATACTTCGTCAATTTTGCTCATATTATACCTCCTGTTAGGAGTATATCACGTTTAAAATAATTTTTCTACATTATAATAGGTAAATCTGAATGTAACGTCTGCTGTGATGATTGTTTCTGGAGTGTCTGTTGAAGATACAACAAAGCCAGAAAGTGAGATTGGAAATAAATCTTTGAAGTTGAAACGATAATAAGGTTTGTTTGACGCTGATAAAATTGTTACCGAGCCATCACAGTATTGTGGAGAATTCGTGGCTGCTGCTGTGGTAAACCGATTTAGATTTGCAAGATTTTTGTATTCTTCAAACTCGGTTGGAAATGTTAATGCACGAAGCCAATCATGTATCTCTAACCATGATAACATTTCCGCGTCAACAATAAAAGTAACATTTAGTACATCATAAATTGCTTTTTCACCGGGTGCATACAGTTCAACAAAAGGATTATTTACAGGAATTTCTGATGTTGAAAGACCGGGCAAAGAAATCGTTTGACAAAAATATTGCAGATTCGGTGTACGAGACAAATTTAGTGTAAATTTGTTTGGCTGTAACGAATTAGGATTTGTTGGATTTCTATTAGTGAATGTCATATCTTTATTTATATACGTAAAAAAAGAGAGGATCCGAAGACCCTCTCTAACTCTCCACTCTTAATGGTGGGTACATCTGCTAAGAAACAAATTACATCAAGTTTGCGATACGGAAACCACGATAATAGTTGTTACTCTGAGTGCTTAAAGCGCCAAGACCTTGAGTGGTACCCTCTGCAAATGGATTACCAACTAGACCATAACGTGTCTTAAAGCCGATCTTAGGCTGGAATGTACCAGTATCTACAGCACGAACCATTTGTAGCGGCACGTATGGGCAGTAGAACATACCAGCATCGTATGCGTTTGTGCCTTTAAAACCAACTACAGCAAACTCAGAAGTTGAGCCTGTTGGGAAGTATGGATCGATGTAAACTTTGACACGACCAAAGATTGTACCAGCAAATGTGTTGCCAGTGTCATCAACTGTCAATGATACTTGACCTGCTAGTGCTGAGTTGTAGTCAAGAATACCAGCCATTGCAAGTGCGGATGCAACATCTGAAGAACAGATCATAATGTTGCCTTTACCACGACGAGTCAACTTAGCAATTTGATTTGCTTCACGCTCAATCTGGAATGCAAGGCCTTTAATCTTTTCAACCATCCAACGACCGTTTGAGTCTGTGTCTAGGTTGAACACACCAGCAGTTGTAGTACCTGCTTGACAACCAGGCTTAGCTACTTTGTAGATTGTACGAATGACTTCACGGTTAATCTCAGCAAGAATTTCAGCAGACAGAATGTTAGCCAGTTCTGTTTCTGCATCAAGGCCATGAACTGCTTTCAAGTCTTGTGCAAGTTCCATTGAGTATTCTGCTTTCAACGCACGTGTACGAGCAGTTACAGTAACTTTCTCAATTGAGAATGCCATTTCTTGGAATGTGTTACCAGCAGCGCCATCACCCAGTGCTTCAGCAGAACCAGTTGTCATTGCGCCAGTTGGTGCAGCGTTACCAACAAACAGATAGTCAGTTGTGTTACCAGCAACGCTCATTGAAGATGCAACAATTGCACCGTTTGCGCCTGAGAATGCTGTGTTTGCTTCATTATAGAATGCTTCGGTACCGCTTTGTGAGCTGTAACGTGTACGCATTGCAAAGATCAATCCTGTAGGACCGGTCATTGGCTGAACGCCGCAAACATCATAAGCAATCAGATTAGGAAGTGAACGACGAACCAAGCTGATCAGAATTGGATCGAAACCAGCAACTGGACCAGCAGCAGCAGCACCGCCACTGAAACCACCTGTACCAGCAAAGTTAGTTGGTGAACCTTCGGAAAGGA